ATGCTACAATAACAACAACTTTTGCACCTGTTGTATTTGATTCTGAATCTTTTTCAAGCCAACCTGATTTTGGATATAATTCATCTACTGCTATTTTTACTGCAATAAATGATAATTCAGAATATTATATTTCTTATAAATATACTTTTAAATTATTAGCAGCAGGTGTTTTAGAAGGAAGGTATGCACATAGAAACAGTTCAGGAAATTTAGTTGGTAATGGTATTATAAATTCATTTACTGTTACTAATAGTACATTTATTTATAGTGGTAGTTTTACTGAAATATTAAATACAGGAGATACATTAAGTTTAGAAGTAAAATCATCAACAAGTAATAGTTATAAAGCATTAAAATATGATGACCCTTATGACAAAACATTTACAAATGGTATTATTAGCTTAACATCAATAGCTAATTCTGTATTATTAAATACACAAAGGGGAGAATTAGGTCAATGGGAATTTCTAAGAAGTTTTGTAAATATGTTTAATCTAGTAATTCTACAAGATAAAAATAACCCTAATAATCTTATAATAGAACCATATAAAAATATCTTTATAAAAAATACTTCAGGAACAACATTATTAGATAGAAGTATAATTTATGATTGGACTGAAAAAATAGATGAAACACAAATTAAATTAACTCCATTAGAATTAGTTAAAACCACAAATTTTAAATACGAAGAAGATGAAGCATATCCTAATAATTATTATCAAAGCATTACAAATACAGAATATGGAAGTTATAAATTTAGTAATTCTGATATGACTTTATTAACAGGAGAAGAAGAAATAATAGCTACTCCTTTTTCTGCAACTGTAATTAAAGCAGCAGCAGATTATTTACCTCAATTTATAATCCCTACTGTTTATTCTTCAAATGATGATGCAACAGAATTTGAAAGTTATGATAATAACCCTAGAGTTTTATTTAAAGTATCAGCTAGTCCTTTTGAATTTACTGATGGTACTACATATTATATACCTGAACAAAATGGAACTAGCTCAGAAAATGCAGATAAATATTTAAGATTTAGCCATACATCTAGCTTACCATCTACAATATCAGATAGAGATTTAAACTTTGGAGAAATTCAACTGTTATGTGGCGCAACACCTGTAAATAATTTATATAATATTTATTGGTCGCCTTATTATAATGAACTATATAATCCTGATACAAAATATATGACTTTAAAAGTTAATCTTAATGCAGGGGATATAAATAGATTTAATTTTTATGATAAAGTAATGATAAAAAATAAAGAATATAGAGTAAATAAAATAGATTATAAACCTAACGACTTATCTACAGTTGAATTTATATTAATAGGATAATGGATTATAAAAAAGGATTTAACATAAAACCAAAAGAAGTTACAAGATTAGGAGAGATAATTTTTACTGATGGTACTAATGATGTGATTCCTAATCAATCAGCTTGTGAAGCTTATGGATATACATATAATGGTGCATCAGGAACTTGTAGTGCTTTTTTATATAATTCTACTTTAGAACGTAAATTTAATAATATACATAATAACGTAAGTGGTGGTTCAACTGAAAATAATACTAAAAATACTATTCTTAATGGGCAAGAAAACACTACAAAAGGTAATAACTTTAATAATATAATAAATGGAGAAAAAAACCAAATAGAAACAGGAGTAAATAATTCTGTAATATTAGGAGGTTCTTATGGAGATTTAGAAAATCAGGGAGAAATAGTAATTAGTGGAGGTGGTTTTAATGAAGCTTTAGGAATGGCTCAAACTTCATTTATTCAACAATCTAACAATACTACAGATGCAACACAAACTGCTTTACTTACACAATTTTTGCCTTTAACATATATACAAAAAGTAGCAAATTCAGTAATAGGATTTGAAGCAAATGTAATAGGTGTAAACACAGGTGTAGGAGAGGGTAGTGCAGGGGAATATGGATATGTACAAATAACAGGTGCAGTTAAATTTACAAATGGACTTGCTTCTAGTTATTCTCAAACTTCTACTAATATAGTACCATCAGGAACAAGTGGATTAAATATATCAGCAGTAATGAAAGATATAACGGCTACTTCTTTTGGTATAGCAGTAACAGGATTAGAAGAAACATATATACAATGGACGGCAAGTATTAAATTATGGAGAAATAATATACAACAAACGATATAAGATATGGCTAACGAAGAAATAGTATTAACAGTAAAATCAGATATAAAATCGGTTACTAAAGAAACTGAAGATTTAAACAATGTTTTAAAAGAACAAAAAGACATTCTTGTTGAATTACAAAGGGAAGAACTACAACTGCAACAAAAAAGAGCAGGTATGTCTGATTATGAAGCAAGTATATCAGGTGTAGATAAAAGATTAAAACATCTTAATAGCTCTATTAAAGAACAAAAATTTGAAGTTCAACAATTAACTAAAGAACAAAAGAAAAATACTGATGAATTAAAAGAAAATGAAAAAGCTATACAAGATGGTATAGGTAGCTTTAGAATATTTGGTGTTTCTTTAAATGGTATAAAAGCATCATTTGGAAAAATAATACCATTAGCTAAAACTATGTTTGGTACTATTANAGCAGGTTTAATAAGTACAGGGATAGGGGCTTTATTAGTTGCTTTTGGTTCTTTAGTAAGTTACTTTACAAACACAAAAAAAGGTGCAGACAAATTAAAATTAGCATTTGCAGGAATCGGTGCTACTATAGATGTTTTAAGAGATAGATTATCAAAAGTAGGAGAAGCTATTAGTTTGGTTTTTTCAGGAGAATGGAAAAAGGCAGGAGAAGTACTTAAAGAAACATTTTCAGGTATAGGGGATGAAATCAAAAAAGAAGTTGCTGCTATGGTAGCTTTAGAAAAAAGAATCCAAGCTTTAAGAGATGCAGAAATAGAATTTTCAGTACAAAAAGCAAAAACTAGGCAAGAAATAGAAAAAGCTAGACTTGTAGCAGAAGATGAATCTAAGAGTGCTAAAGAAAGATTAGATAATCTTAAAAAAGCACTAGAATTAGAAGAACAAACAACAAATAGAGAATTAGAACTAGCAAGAGAAAAGGTAGCTATTCAAGAAGAACAGATGGCATTATCTGAAAACCTTGTTGAAGATGAAAAGAAGTTAGCTGATTTAAGAGTTGAATTAATAACTAAAGAAACTGCTTCTATTAAAATGCGAAGAAGGGTAGTAACTGAAGTAAATGCTTTAGAAAGAGAAATAGCTGCTGAAAAGAAACAAAGAGAAAAAGAAGAAGCAGACAGACTTAAAAAAGAAGAAGAAGAATTACAAAAAAAATTAGAGTTAGAATTAGAACAAATTAAAACATTTGAAAATACTAAACTTAAATTAAAAAATGAATTAGCTTTATTAGAGATAACAAATGAACAAGAAAAGCAAGATAAGCTTTTAGAAATACAACAAGAAACAGAATTAAAAGCTATTAATAATTTAAAGATTACTGAAGAACAAAAAGCTAAATTAGTAGAAGAAACTAACAAAAAATATGATCTTTTAAGAAAACAAAACGTAGAAAACGACAAAAAAGCTAATAAAGAAAATACTATGAATACTTTATCGGCAGTTTCAGGTCTTTCTAGTGCATTAAGTAATTTAGCAGGAGAAAATAAAGCATTATCAGCAGGAAGTGCAATTATAGACACTTATGTAGGCGCAAATAAAGCTTATGCACAAGGTGGTGCATTCGGATTTATATCAGCAGCAGCCGTAATAGCAGCAGGACTTGCTAATGTTAAAAAAATATTTAGTACAGATGTAGGTGGGGGTGGAGGTGGTTCTGTACCATCATTAGCAAATGCAACTCCTGCACCTAAAATGTTAAGTGGTAAATTTGAATTAGGTGGAATGGAAGAACAACAACCTGTTCAAGCTTATGTAGTTACAGATAACTTAACAGATAATCAAAACAAACTTGCTTATATTAGAAGAAGAGCAACAATTTAAAAATCAAATATTAATTAAAAAAATCTATTATATATTATGCCGTGTAAAAAATGTGGAAAAAAATGGAAATGGGGAGAAAGAGGAGAGTGTAAATACGATTCTAAAGAAGCTTGTGAAAAAGCTAACCCTAAACACTATGAAAGTTTAAAAAGCACTAAGATAGTGGAATTAATCATTAGTGATGAAAGTGAAGAACTAACTATTGATGCTATCAGTTTAGTTACAAGTCCTGCAATAGAGCAAGACTTTGTATATTTTGGTAAAGAAAAAAATAATTTGACTTTTGCTAAGATTGATGAGGAAAAAAGAATGTTAGTTAGCCCTGCATTAATTCCTAACAAACAAATCTTTAGACACGACCCAAATACTGATTCTGATTATTATGTATATTTTTCAAAAGATACTGTTCGACAAGCTGCTGAATTATATTTAAAACATAATAATCATCATAAAGCTACATATCAACACGAAGAAAGAGTATCAGGTGTATTAACCATCGAATCTTGGATCAAAGAAGGCGACATGGACAAATCTAAGCTATATGGCTACAATTTACCGAATGGAACTTGGTTTGTTAAGATGAAAATAGAAAATGATGAAATGTGGAATAAAATCAAAGACGGCGAATTAAAAGGATTAAGTATTGAAGGTTTTTTTATTGATAAGATGGAGAAAATGTCTGAAACAGTAAAACCAACTGATAAAGAAATTCTTACAGCTTTAAATGAAATCATACAAGACATCAAAAATCAAACAAACAACAAATAATTCTATTATATAAAAAAAGAACTTACTATGGATTTAAAAAAACAAATATTAGTAGCACTTGGTCTTGATAAGCAAGATGAGGTTGCTTTAGAATATCAAGCAAAACTAGAAGATGGTACTTTGATAGTATCTACTTCTAAAAATTTAAAAGCAGGTGTGGATATATCTGTTTTAACTGAAGATGGTTCAACAATGCTTTTACCTGTTGGAGAATATAAGACCGAAGATGGTCAAAGATTTTCTGTAGAAAAAGAAGGTGTAGTTGCTGAATTATACAAAGATGAAGTAGAAAAGGAAACAGAAGGAGAGCCTGTTAATGAAGAAATGGAAGATGATGGTAAGGAAGCTGATGTAGCTGATTGGGCAGGAATGGAGAAACGTATCAAAAACTTAGAAGATGCTGTAGCTGACTTAAAGAAAGACAAAGAAAGTACAGATATGGCTGAAGATGATGGTAAGGAAGCAGATGTAGCAGATTGGGAAGGTATGGAAAAGAGAATAAAAAACCTTGAAGATGCAGTTGCAGACCTTAAAAAAGATAAAATAGGAAATGATGAAGTTGAAGAATCAGATGTTGAAATGGATTCTAATACTGAGCCAACTCCAAAAAAAGTAAAAACTACAGAAGAAATAGAATTTGAATATCAAGCTAAGATAGATGAATTAAAATCAAAGGTTACTGAATTATCGAACCAACCTGCTGATAAACCTGTAGATACAAATAAATTTAGCACAAACAAAAAAGATTTTACTCCTGATTTAAGAAAAATGACAAAAAGAGAGAGAATCTTATACAATTTAACTAATAATTAATTTAAAATAAAATAAAAAATGGCTTTTACAGTAACTAGTAATTATGCAGGGAAGGCAGCAGGATTCTATATCAGTGCTGCACTTAAAGAAGCAACTTCTTTAGACCACTTAACTGTTTTACAAAACATAAAATATAAAGAAAACCTACAAAAAGTTGCAGGTTCATCTTTAGTAAGAAATGCTGATTGTAACTTTACAGATCACGGAACACTTGCTCTTACGGAATCAGTTTTAGAACCAAAGAATCTACAAATTAATATGCAAACTTGCAAGGACACACTTTTGAGTTCTTGGGAAGCTGACCAAATGAAAGCAGGTGCTATGAATAACAATGCGCCTAAATTTGATGACTACGTTATCTCTTATTTCACACAACATATTGCTGATGCAGTTGAATCTTCAGTATGGAGTGGTGCTGCTGCAACTAACGGAGAGTTTGAAGGATTTTTAACTGCTGCTACAGGTTGCTTTTGCAGTTAATGGTAATGTTGTAGCAAATGCTGCTGCAGGTGCTTATACTGCAACTTCAATTATATCTGAATTACAAAAGATTGCTGCTGCTATTCCATCTACAGTATATGGAAAAGAAGATTTAAGAATATATATGAATTGGAAAACTTACAGATTATATATTTCAGCTATTTCTACTTTAGGATATGTGAATATGTATAATATGAATAATGACTACGAAGCAATGTTTGAAGGAATCAGATTAGCAGTTGTTTATGGTATGCCTGACAATCAAATGGTAGCTGCACAAGTATCTAACCTTTACTTTGGGACTGATTTAGTTTCTGACACAACACAGGTTAAAATGCTTGATATGTCTCCACTAGATGGTTCTGAAAACTTAAGATTTGTTGCTAAGTATTCGGGAGGAGTTCAAGTAGGAATTGGTGCTGAAGTAGTACATCAATCATAATAACTAAATAAACGGAGAGAGGGTTTTACCCTCTTTCCTTAACTTTTAAAACATAAAATAAATGGCTTGTGATTTAACTAAAGGTAGGGGGATTCCGTGTAGGAATCTTATAGGTGGTGTTAAGTATATTTATTTTGGTCAATATGATGAGATTTCTACAATTACTACAGTAGCATCTGAAGTAACTGATATAGAAATGGGCAGTAATACTTTATTTAGATATTCTGTTAGAAGGGGTAACGCATCTGTAACGGAAACTATCACAGGTTCTACAGAAAATGGAACTGTTGTGTATGCACCTGCTTTAAACGTAAAATTAACAGGACTTAGTAAAGAAGACCAAAACGAATTAAAACTTTTAGCACAAAATAGACTTGTTTGTTTTGTTCAACTAAATCAAACATTAACTAATGACCATAATGTAATATTATGTCTAGGTGCAACTAATGGATTAGACCTTAATACAGGTACTAATGCTTCAGGAGCTGCTTTTGCAGATATGAACGGTTATGATTGGACATTCGAAGGACAAGAATTTGCACCAATGCAAACAGTCGCTGACTATACGGCAACACCGTTTGATAATGCTGCATTCACTATGGGAACTATTGTAACTTCTTAATCAGATTTTACATATAAATTTAAAGGAACTACTTAGGTAGTTCTTTTTTTTTCCAAACAAAACTGACCTTTTTCTATTATATAGTATGATACACGGACAATACGGACAACCTTATACTTTTTATACAACGACTGAAGAAAAAAGGATTAATAAAGCAGTACCAAGTTCACAAATAAGGTTTCTATATAAGTTTACTAATCAAATGGACAGAAATGTTGTTTATGCTTATGGTCAAAATCAAGTAGTAAATAACAGATATACAAAAGTTACTATGACACCAAATACGACAGAAGATGTATTTACAGGTGCTATTGATTTTATGCCGAATGGCTATTGGGAGTACGAAATATATGAAGTAAGTTGGATAGCTTCAGGAACACCTAGTTTATCAACAGGATATGCACCAATAAACGAAACAGATGTACTTAGTCCTGCTGCAAATGATAAAGGAGTAGTACAGGGAAGGGTAGAGATAGGAAAGCTTTACATAACAGAAGCAACAGGACAAGAAGAAGTACAATATCAAGAATATGTTAAACCTACACAAACAAATTATATATACGTTAGTTAAATAAATTAAAATTATGACAATAGAAAACAATAATGAACTATTAAGAGAGCAGTTAGGAAAAGGTACTGTAGAAGTATTTACAACTGTAGCACAAACAGGAAAAGATTTTTACGCAGTACAGTTTGTACTAGAAAGTGTAATATCTTCAATAACTGTTGCAGATTGTACAGGAGAGAGAAGTCTTGTAACGACAATACCAGCAGGTACAACTCTTTTTATGAACATTACGGCAATCCAACTTACGAGTGGATTAGCTATCGGATATAAAGAATAAAATATGTTAGCATTAGCGAACAAGCTATCACTTAATACAAGACCTATCTATAGGTTTGTAAACGAACATTCTGTTGACTTTGATGGAGTAGATGATAGGATTATTACTGATGGTGCAGATACAGTTGCACAACCTACTACTTATTCTTTTTGGTGTAAGTCAAGTGAAACAGGTGCTAATCACGGAGTTTTTGGTCACGGTGGAGATAATATAGCTGCTTTTCATTTTAATTGGAGTGATAGTGGTTTAACTAGACCATTATTATATTTAGGCAGTAATTATTATAGATTTTGGAATGATACAACTGCACAAGATGATGGAGAGTGGCATCATTGGGTAGTATATTCAGACACTAACGATATTACAAACTCTAAGTTATATGTAGATGGTGTATTACAAACTGCTTCTGCAACTGTATCATCAGGTAGCACTACTGCATACACAGAATCTTTAACAATAGGTTCAGACAAACAAGTAAGTGGTAATAGTTTTTTAGGCAAGATAGATGAGTTTGCAGTTTACGATAGAGAACTCACACAAGCAGAGATTACTCGTATGTTTAATACATACTACTCTCCAAACAGAGTAGCTAATGGTAACTTCTCACAGATAGGAAACGAAGAAGTAACTAATGGAGATTTTAGTCAGATAGGTAGTGAGGTTGTAGTTAATGGCGACTTTGCTACAG